AAAAGAAGTTCGGGATATTTGGAATAACAGGTCATGGGCTGGTAAATCCACAGGCGATCCTTTTATAGTTCGTGGTGGTTATAGATGCCGACATACTTGGATTCCAACAAATCCTGATTGGAATATATAAGGAGATATAAATGGCTGACGAACAACCAAAAGTAGAACAAACTACGACACCCGTTGTTGAGGAACAACCAACGGAACAACCTACGGAAACTGTAAACTCAAACACTTTTACACAAGAACATGTTGATTACATAGTTAAAGAAAGGTTGGCTAAAGAAAGAGCATCAATTTATAAAAAATTAGATGTTGAAGATTTAGAAACTGCAATCCAAGCAGTACAAAATCAAAAACAAGCAGAAGAAAAAACCAAAATACAAAAAGGCGAGTTTGAGCAGATACTCAAAGAAAAGTCTGAAGAGTTTAACAAAAAGTATTCAAGTTTAGAAAGTGAACTGAAAGATATAAAGATAAATAAATCTTTACTTTCATCAGCTTCAAAAAATCGTGCTATCAATCCAGATCAAGTTGTTGAGTTGCTTAAAAGCAACATCAAACTAAATGAAACAGGCAATGTTGAAATACTTGATAAAAATGGTATAGCAAGATATAACAATAAGGGGGAACTCTTAACTACTGACGAGTTGGTTAGCGAGTTTTTAACACAGAACCCACACTTTGTTACTGCTACCCCAAGTGGTAGTGGCACAGTGTCAAATGTGGATAGGTCAGAGCTCAGTAAACCTTTTAATCTGAGTGAGTTAGATATGAATAATCCTACGGATAGAGAGACATATCGCAAATATCGTAAAGAGCGAGACTCTCAGCCAACGAAGATTGTTTTGAACAAATAACCATTAATTTAAGGAGTTAAAAAAAATGGCCAATGAAACGACAAGTTCGACGATTTCAGAATTATACACGGAGATCGTTGCAGAAGCATTGTTCGTTGCTAGCGAACAATCTATTATGAGAGGTCTTGTCAGAAACTATACTATCTCTGGTGGTGGTAAATCCGTAGAAGTACCGATTTATGCAACTGTATCAGCAGGAGCAGTAAGTGAGGCATCTGATCTTTCTAACACAGCAGTCAACCCAACCTCAGTCACTATAACAGCGAGTGAAGTGGGAATCATGACTACATTAACGGATTTAGCAAGGAACTCAGCATCAAGAAATGTAGCTGCAGACATCGGAAGATTATTCGGTGAATCAATCGCTACAAAAATTGATACTGATCTAGCTGCTCTGTTTACAGGTTTCTCTACAGAAAAGGGACCTGGAGCTGGTGCAGAAATCACAGTTCAAGATTTATTTGAATGTGCTGCCGAACTAAAAACTAACAAAGCACCTGGACCATACTTCGGTGTGTTCCATCCAAAACAAATATTTAATGTTAAAAAATCTTTAACAAATACATTTGTTGGTAGAGATACAGAACTTTCAAACGAAGCTATGAGAACAGGATTCGTAGGCAATATTGCTGGTATCCAAATCTTTGAAACTTCAAACATAGCAGTTGATGGCTCTGATGATTCTATCGGTGGAGTGTTTTCACAAGATGCTTTAGCTTTAGCAATGATGCAAGATCTTAAAATTGAAACACAAAGAGATGCTTCTCTTCGTGCAGATGAGATCGTCGCAACAGCAGTGTTTGGTGTTGGTGAACTTCATGATTCTTATGGAGTTAAAATCACAGCAGATACTTTAGCTGCGTAACTTTTAAAATATAGGGGTGGTCAATCCACCCCTTATTTGATATAAAAAATTATGAGTATAGAAACAGTAAAACTTGTTAATAAAAAAGGCGATGTTATAGAAAGATACAAGCACGACTATGAAAACAATGTTGAAAGATTTAATATGCGTGGTTGGTCTTTACAAACTGCAAAAACAGTAAGTGAGCCTGTAAAAGTTGATAAAGTTATAAAAAAAGTTGCTAAGAAAAAAAAATCTAAAAAATAATGGCAACATCAGAGTTTAGTGTAGCTGCAAGTGATTTGCAGAAAATACAACCAGACATTTTAGGTTTTGGTATCACTGATTTTGATAATCAATTACAATTAGCAGAAAACGATGTGCTTCGCAGAGTTCGTGAAGAATGGTGGGAACGATATAGACATCAAGTAAGATACAAAGATATTACAAAAACGACTACTGTTGAAATGACTAACAGTAAATTAACTAATGCACAATGGACACAATCTGTTGTTTATCTAGCATTATGGAAATATATTTATCCTCAATTAACTAAATGGCGAGACCCAGACACAGGCGAGGGTAAAGATGCCTTTCAAGTTCAAATAGATTTTTACAAAGACAGATACGATGAAGAGTTTCAAGCTGTATTAAGGGATGGGGTCGAATACGACGAGGACGGAGGTGGGACAGTTTCTGATTCTGAAAAGGAACCATTACATATGCTACGATTAGTTAGATAATGGATTTAAAAGTAAATGTTAATACTTTATCAGTTTCCAATATGCTTAAAGGTATTAGCAGAAAACAAACTAAAGCGATAAGAACATCACTCAATAGAGTATCAAACATGGCTGTTTTGATGATTACTAAAAGAACTCAATCAGGCAAGTTACCAGATGGTGGCTCATTTATACCATACTCACAAAACACTATAAAATTAAGAAAAGAAAAAGGCAGACAAACAGGACATGTTGATTTAACAGATACAGGTAAGATGTTTCGTAGTTTAGATTTTAGACAAAAAGGTTTTAAAAATACTTTATTATTTACTAATAAAGAAAGAGAAAAAATAGCATTTAGACATGATGTATTAGGTGTAGGTAAAAAGAAAACAAAAAGACCTTTTTTTGCTATCGGCGATAAAGAGGTTGATAAATTAAAAGCAGAGTTTGCAAAATTTTATTTTAGTCAGTTAAAAATATGAGTAAAAGAGAAAACATCGCTAGTGATATAATAACTAAACTTGATGCAGTAACAAGTCCCATTGAGTTTAAAAAAATAACACGAGAGCCTTTTGAAGTAGAAGAGTTAAGTGATGCACAGTTCCCAGCAATGTTTATACAATCAGGTGACGAAACTAGAGAGCCAGCTTCTATAGGAGTTACAGGCTCTGGTGCATATAGAGGTACTATAGATTTTATTATTGTTGCTTTTGGAAAAGGCACTGATACAAATATTGATACAGTTAGAAACCAAATAATTGAAGTAGTTGAAGAAACTTTAGATAATGATATAACTAGAAATGGTAATGCATTGGATACACAAATTATTGAGGCATCGTCAGATGAAGGAACTATTTTCCCTTATGGTGGTGTAAGAATAACTGTGCGTGTAATGTATGAATTTACAAGAGGGAGTGCGTAATGGCTAAAGATGTTCACATGAAAAAAGGTAAAAGTGAAATTACCGTATCTCAAGATTTTGTAGAGCATTACACAAATATGGGATATACTGTTCAAGGTAAAAATAAAAATATTTCAGTTGCAAAAGAGACTGAGAAGATTATAAAAGATTTAACCAAAGAGAAAAAGGAGTAATTTATGGCAACACATCACGGTAAAGAGGGAGTTGTTCATGTAGGTGGAACTAATATCGGTAATGCGACTGGCTTCACTGTTGATACAACCCACGATGTAGTAGAAGATACTGCCTTAGGAAGCTCAATGAAATCATTTCTTGTTGGTAGAGGTACTTTTACTGCTTCTATTGATATGAACTTTGATGAACTTGATTCTGGTCAAACAGCATTAACACAAGGCTCAAGTTTGAGTTTTGAGTTTATGCCAGAGGGTGGAGATTCAGGCGATAGGAAATTTTCTGGTACTGGTATAGTAACAGGAATGTCTGTCGGAGTAACCTTAGACGGAGTAACTACAAGAACAGTTTCTTTACAAGGTACAGGTGGTCTAACTATCGGCACAGTATAATAAATGTCAGAAGATAATATAGATTACTTTGAAGGAATTGATGATCACTTTTCTACATTAGAAAAACAAATAATTGAAGTACCCGAATGGGGGTTAGTAGGCGAAAAAGCGATACACTGTGAACCTTTTAATATGCTTGAAAAGGCAAAAATATTTAAGGGTGCTTCAAATACTGATCTTAATGTTTTGATTGATGTTATCATTGAAAAAGCATTAACAAAAGATGGTAAAAAAATGTTTAATGCCACTCATATTTTACGCTTTAAAAAGAAAGCTGATACAAATGTCATCGCAGATGTTGCTACAAAAATTATGGGCACAGGTAATGTTGATATTGAAGACAGTAAAAAAAACTAAAAAATAATCCAGAACTACACAATATTTTTGCTTTAGGCGAAAAACTACACAAGACACTTCCAGATATCTTGCAAATGTCCGTATATGAGTTTAATATGTGGATGGCTTACTTTACACTTCAACAAGAAGAAAAAGATAGACAAGAACGATTGGCAAAGGCAAAAAGATAAATGGCAACAAAAAAAGTAAATATTGACATAGTCGCTAAAGATAAAACTAGAATGGCTATGCGTACTGCTACTGCTGGTGTAAATAATCTAAAAGCATCAGTATTTAATTTAAAGGTTGCGTTTGCAGCTCTTGGTGGTGGTTTTGTTGCTAAAGGTTTCATTGATACTGCTAGAGAAATAGAAAGATTAAAAATAAGATTTAAATTTTTATTTGACGAAGTTGCTGAGGGTGAAAAAGCATTTAAAAATTTAATCAAGTTTGCTGGTAAAGTTCCTTTTACATTAGAAGAAATACAAAGAGGTTCTGCTAATTTAGCAGTCGTATCAAAAGATGCTGAAGAACTTAATGAACTTTTGGCAATAACAGGTGATATTGCTGCTGCTTCTGGTTTAGATTTTCAAACAACTGCAGAACAATTACAGAGAGTTTTTTCAAGTGGTATTAATTCAGCAGATTTATTTAGAGAAAGAGGTGTAAGAGCATTATTAGGTTTTGAAGCAGGTGTTCAAATAAGTGCAGAACAATCTAAGGAACATATTCTCAAAAACTTTAGGGAAGGCACTCTTGGTGTCGTAGGTGCAAGTGCGGAAATGGCACAATCATTTGACGGTGTTGTATCTATGTTACAAGATAAATTTTTACAATTTAAAATAGCAGTTATGGACTCTGGACCATTTGATTTTTTAAAAGCCTCGGCCATGTTGCTAGAAGAAACAGTGGGCAAAAATTTTGAAAGTATTGAAGAAGCTGCAAAACATGTAGGCGATAGAGTTGTTGAGGCTGTCAAAACTATTGCATTGGGAGCTGCAAGTGTGGTTGATGCTGTGGCACCAGCATTTAATTTTATATTCGGTGGTATAAATACATTATTTAAAACTGTTAATGCAGTACCAGATACAATAAAAATGTTAGGTATAATTGGTTTCCTTGCTTTAGGTACCAAAGGTAAATTAATAGTTATCACTATAACTGCTGTATATAATAAAATACAAAGTATATTTAAAACTCTTTTAGATTTTGTAAAAAATTCGACAGAAAAAATCGCAGCTGCTGTTAAAAAATTAGGATTTGATGAAACTGCAAAAAATATACAAGCATTTGCTGATTTAATACAAGAAGTTACACCTGATATGGTTGACGGTATTGAAGATATCAAAGAATCTTTTGAGGGCAAAGCACTTAAACTTATGGATTTACTTGATACTGATGAAATAGATAAAACTTCTGGAACATTTAGGGAAACTGTCGAGGGCATATTAAAAGATATTGATTTAATAATGACTACAAGGATTAAAGATAATCCAATAAAACCTTTAGAGGATGGTGCTGATGACGCAACAGAATCTGTAAATAAATTAAAAGAGGCTTATGATTCTTTTCGTAGTGGGTTTGGTGAAGCAATGAAAGAAGCTGGAAACATACAAAAACAATTTACAAAAATAGGTAAACAATCTTTTAGTGAGTTAAAACAAACATTGACTGACTTTGTGATGACAGGAAAATTACAGTTTGAGGATTTAGCAAGAACTATAACCAGAATGATTGTAGAAGCACTTATAGGAGCTGCTATCCAATCTGCAGTTAAAAAAGCAGTAGCGATGTTTAAAGCATCAGCAATTAGAGAAGCATTGATAGATGTTTATGGGGCAGCTGTAAAAGCATTTAAAAATTTTGGTGGTGTACCTTTTGGTGTTATTGCAGCTGGTGCAACGATAGCAGCTGGTATTGGTTTAGTAAATAAAATTAAAGGATTTGAAAAAGGTGGTAGGCCACCAGTTGGGCAACCAAGTATTGTAGGAGAAAAAGGACCTGAATTATTTGTACCAGATTCTGCAGGAACTGTAATTCCTAATGATCAATTAGGTATGGGTAAAACAGTTACTGTCAATTTTAACATTAATACTGTTGACGCAAGAGGATTCAATGAATTATTAGTTAATAGCAGAGGTGTAATAGTTAATATGATAAACAATGCTGTAAATGAAAAAGGCAAGGTAGCGATTATATGAGTGGTGCTTTTCCTAGTACAAATTTTAATGCTGTTAATATTAAAAATAATCAAAAAACATTATTTAGTGAAACTGATAGTGGCAAAACATTCAGAAGACAAGTTCAAGGACAAAGATTTAGTTTTACAGTTTCATTTCCTCCAATGAAAAGAGAGGACTTTGCCCCAATCATGGCTTTTGTAATGAAACAAAGATCAAGGAAACAAAGTTTTACCATAACCTTGCCAAGTAATATGAATGCTCTTGGTAGTGAAACAGGAACCTTGTTAGTGAATGGGGCTCACTCCTCGGCAGATACTACTATTGCTATTGATGGTTTTGCAAGCGATAGTGCTGGTAGATTAAAAGCTGGTGATTTTATTAAGTTTGCACACGCAAAAGTATATATGGTTGTTGATGATGTTACTTCTTCAAGTAATGCAGCTACCGTTACTATTGAGCCACCATTAAGAACAGCATTGTCAGATGATAGTTCAGTTACTTACGATTCAATACCTTTTACTGTTCATTTAACTAGCGATGTTCAAGAGTTTGGCATAGGGGAAAACGATAAGGACGGTAACCCTATATTCAGATATGAGTTTGATGTTATTGAAAGTTTATAATGCCCAGAGGATTAACAAGTGCAGTTAAAACAGAACTAGCAACAGGAAACTTAGACCCAGTTGTTTTAGTTGAAATAGAGTTTGCAACACCTGTATATTTAACTAATGCACCTTTTGATATTGTTTCAAGTGTATCTGGCTCATCAAGAACTTATCAAGCAAATGGACATTTACGCAGTATAACAGGTGCTAATGAAACAAACAGACCTACAAAAAATACTCTTTCAATAAGTTTATCTGGTGTTGATCAAACTTATGTGTCAGTCGCTTTAAATGAAAATATTATTAATGCAGATGTGTATTTGTATAGAGGATATCTAGACGCAAACAATGCATTAATATCAGACCCTTTTTTATTATTTTATGGAACGATAGACGAATATAAAATTACAGATAATACTACCACTGCCAATTTAATAATAAGCATTACATCACATTGGGGTAACTTTAGTAAAACATCTGGTCGTACGACTACAGATAATTCACAACAAAGATTTTTTAGTTCTGATAAAGGTATGGAGTTCGCAGCTCTAACTGTTCGTGATATTAAATGGGGTAGGACATGAGCATAAATCAATATTATGCTGAAAAAAAAGATATAATGGATATTTTTAATTTACTTGTTGAATATAAAAAAATTGATTTAGAAGATTGTAATTATCCAGATATTGATCAAGACAAATCACTTAATTTTTTGCATACTATTTTAGCAAAAGGTAAAATAATACTTTTGAAAGATTTAGATAAAAATGAATTGATTGGTTGTTGTTTATATAACAAATCAGAATATTTTTTTAGTAAAACACAAATAATGGTTATACAAATGTTGTATATCAAACAAAACTATAGGAACTATAATTTAGTAAAACAATTAATTGAATCAGTAAAAAAACAAGCCGAGAATATGCCTTTAGTTATTTCTATTACTTCTGGTTTAGGTGTTGATCCAGTTTTTAAAATGTTAGGTTTTGAAAATATGGGTTGTAATTGGAGGCTTTTATAAATGGGTGGTTTTAATCCTTTTGAGCCAATAATAGATTTTGTAACCGATGTTGTTGATGCAGTTGTTGATATTGTTGAGGATTTTGTTGGTTGGCTATATCCTATGCCAGATATCCCAGACTTTGGGGATATGCAACAAGACCTCAACGCAAAGGGAGTATTAGTAAATAAAATTAGTGCTAATGCTAGTATACCGATAATTTATGGTACAAGAAAAGTAGGTGGTAATGTAGTTTTTATTGAAACATCAGGAACTGATAACGAATTTTTGTATATGGCTTTAGTATTATCTGAGGGCGAGATACATGACATCACAAAAATATTTATAAATGACAATGAAGTAACTTGGTCAGGCGATATTGCAGATAATACACAAATCACTGTGGCAAGCAGTGATGCAAATTTTTTTGATACTACTGATAGTGTTAGTTTAATAACATGCGAACCTCATTTTGGAAGCGATAGTCAAAGTGCTTCAAGTTTATTAAGTGGTTTAAGTTCTTGGACATCTAACCATAGATTAAGAGGGCTGGCATATCTTGCTATTAAATTTAAATGGAATGCAGATAAATTTGGTTCGTTACCTACTGTCAATGCAATAGTTCAAGGAAAAAAAATTTACAATCCTAATCTAGATAGCACAAAAACAGGTGGCTCAGGTTCACATAGAGAAGATACAAGCTCTACTTGGGAGTTTTCAGACAACCCTGTTTATCAATTATTAGATTATTTAAGAAATGATAGATACGGTATGGGCATTCCTAATAGTTATTTTGATTCTAACTATGCTGATTGGCAAACTGCTGGTGATGTTTGCGATACAAATATAACACCATTCTCTGGTGCAAGTCAGATTGATTTAATGGATAGTCATACAGTTGTTGATACATCAAAAAAAGCTATTGAAAATGTAAAAGAGTTTGTCAAAGGGTGTCGTGCTTTTTTAAATTTCTCAGCTGGTAAATATAAAATACTTGTAGAAAGTTCTGGTTCTGCTTCTATTACTTTGACTGAAGACAATATTTTAGGTGGCATTACTGTTAGCAGTAAAAATAAAAACTCACGATACAATAGAGTTATAGTCAATTTTATAAACCCAAATAAAAATTTTATGTCAGATACAGCACAGTTTCCCCCTGTAGATGAAACAGGCATAGCAAGTGCAGATCAACACGCAACCATGAAAACTGCCGATGGAGGCATATTATTAGAGGGTAGATTTGATTTTCCTATGCTTACAAGCCCATATCAGGCTCAGGAAATGGCAGAAATAATATTAAGAAGATCAAGATCAAGTTTAGATGTTACATTGAAAGCTGATGCTACTGCTTTAGAGTTAAGCATAGGCGATATAGTAAATATTACACATGCCACTCCAGGTTTTTCTGCTAAACCTTTTAGAGTACAGGGTATGTCAATAAATGCAGATCATACTATTGGATTACAATTATCAGAACATCAAGATAGTTATTATACTTTTGGAACTCAACAAGAAGTAGATACTATTCCTGATACTACTCTTCCTAATCCATTTAGTATATTACCCCCAGCAAGTGTAAGTTTAGATGATGAATTGATTGAATATGCTGACGGTATAGTAATCACTAGATTAATAATTACAGTAGGTGCATCGCTTGATAATTTTGTTGATAATTATGAAGTCCAAATAAAACAAACGAAAGATCAAAATGGTAACAGTGTAACTGACTCTTTCAGAGAAATAGCAGTAGGTAAAATTTTAGAATATCAACACCTTAATGTTATCGATGCTGCAGAATATCAAGTAAGAGTTAGAGCTGTTAATACTTTAGGTGTAAAATCAACATTTGTATCTGCAACAAGAACGATAGTAGGTGGTGTTGAGGTACCAAGTAATGTTGAAGATTTTGCAGTAGAAATGCACGGACAAGATCACATGAAACTTACATGGACACCTCCAAGCAAAGAAAGTGATTTAGATATATCGTTTTATGAAATCAGATATCAAAACACATTATCAGGTGCTAATTGGCTTAATTCCTCTAATCTAGTTAGGTGTCCTCGCAGAAAATGTGATAGTGCTATTGTACCAGCAAGAACAGGGTCATATTTAATAAAAGCTGTAGATAAAAATAGTAATACATCTGCTGAAGCAAGTATTGTCAGCACAAATATTTCAAGCATACAGGCATATACACAAGTTACTACTTTTACTGAAACACCTGATGTTTTCACAGCACTTGATAATATGGATGCTAGTTTTCCTTTAGCTGTAAAAATAGATGAATCAGGCGATACCGTTTTAACACTTGATACTGTTACAAATTTTGATGATACCGTAGGTAACTTTGACAGTCCTAGTGGTGATTTTGAACTTGGTGGCACAGATACAACTTCAAATCCAACATTTTTTAATTCAAATCGTGATGCAAAAGGTTTTTACAATTTTACTAACAGTTTATCCTTATCACAAATATATGACGGTAATCTTGAACCCACAATAACTTTAGATGCAGAAAACCCATACGATTTGTTTGATAGTGGTAGAGGTGCTTTAGTTTTTGATTCAGCAAAGGCTCCTTTTGATGGTACAGAACAAATACATGCTTTTCATAGAATACAAGTCGCTACTTCAACAACATCATTATCTGATTGCACAAACTTTGTAGATATAACTCAATCAGCAACTTTTAAATTTAAGTTTGCAAAGTTTAGATTAAAACTAACAAATGATGATGATCAAACATCAAGCAATGTTAAAAATGTGCAAATAAAATTAAATATGGAAGAGAGAACTATTGGGGAAAGTGATTTAGCAACATCTTCTGGTAGTAAAACTATTACATACGGAAATGCTTTTTTTGCAGTTCCGTCTATCGGTATAGCAGCTCAAAACATGGCAACAGGCGATGTATTCACAATATCCTCAAAGACAGTTTCTGGGTTCACTATTGCTTTTGTAAATAGTAGTGGTGCTTCAGTAGATAGAACTTTTGATTATATTGCGAAAGGTTATGGGTTGCAAAGTTAATGAGAAAACGATATAGATAACACATGGCACAAGTATCAGATGTAAGTTTAGCAAACCAAGGATTTAGTTCATTTAGAACTGAACTCAATAATATTTTGACAGCTTTAAATACGCAACACATTGGAAGCTCGGCTCCAGGCAGTGTAGCAGCTGGCACTTTGTGGGTAGATAACGCAACATCTGGAGTTTTGAAGCTCAAGATGAATGACGGCACCGATAATGTGGAAATTTTACAAATAAATATTACAAGCAATGCTATAAGTAGCAACATGTCAGTTACAGGAACAATATCAGAAACTGATCCTAATGCGTTGCCACTTGCTATTGCTTTAGGTTAGGAGATTAAATGGCTAATACTTTTAAAGTAAAAACTAATGGGGCAATGCCTGCTTCGGCTGGAACTCCATTAACTTTATACACTGTACCCAGTTCAACAACGACTGTTGTAATTGGCTTGACACTTTGTAATATTCATACAACAGCAGTTACTGCTGACGTTCAATTAGTTTCAGATACTAGCGATACAGAAACAAATGAAACAGTTTTATTAATTAAAGATGTAAGCATTCCAGCTGGAAGTTCACTTGAAGTTTTATCTGGTGGTAAATATGTTATGCAAACAACTGATATAATGAAAATAGATTGTTCAGTTACTGCAAAGATAGATGCAACATTAAGTATATTAGAAATCACATAGGAGTAGAGCATGGGTTTTATAGGCAAACAACCAACTCCAGTACCATTAACAGCAAGTGATATTCCAGATTTACCAGCAACTAAAATTACATCTGGAACTTTCCCAGCTTTAAATGGTAGTAATTTAACATCTTTACCAGCTGGAAATTTAACAGGAACTTTACCAGCTATATCTGGTGCAAATCTAACAGGAATAAGTGCTGGCAACTATTCAGTCCATGCAATAGCATCTTATGGGGAAACAACTTATTATGACTTCACTTCTAGTGCTCACCCTGTGACTATATCTGATGAGTCTTGCACATTAACACCGACATCAACTAGTGATATTTTTTATGCAAGTGGATCAGTCACTGCATATTCAAATAATGCTAGTACAGGATTTGGAATTTTAGTTAAAAAAGATACTGCATCAGATTTTTCAAACACAACAAGTGATAATTGGCTATATCAATCTGGTAGATATGCAGATCATTCACAATCATCTAATTTTTATGGACATCAGTCTTTTGCTTTTCATTTCACATTAGGAAGTACAAGCCAACATTATTTTAGAATTTATGGCATGGTGCAATCAGGTGGTGGAACTATGAGATTTAACAATGATGCTTATGCAACAACTGAAACTGCAAGACATTGGTTGCAAGTTATACAATACAAATATGAAGGATAAAATATGGCAATATTTATAACAGAGGCAATTTTACAAATAAACCCAGATGCAGATGTAAGAGTTGCTAATAATAATATAGATCAAATTGAATGGTTGAACGGAACACCAGAAATATCAAAAGCAGATATTCAAGCAAAAATTATTGAAATGGAAAATAGTCCAAAACCAGAATGGTTAG